ACCGCCGCGCCGAATGATTTTACCACAAAGTTTGAACTAAATCAAACTCTTATGGTTGCCGAGTTCACGCGGAATACGCCGGTCATGCCCTCAAAGTTGGAGTTGTTGCGCGGCTGATCCTGTATGTTCGCCACCAGCCCATGTGCATAGGTGATCTTACCGCTCGGGTCGGTGATCTTGAAGGAGATGGTCGTGTTGTTGTTGTTGTTGTTTTTCAGGATCGTCTGGCCGGCGTCGCTGTCCATGCGGAAAGTGAACGCGATTTCGCCGCCGTCCTTCGCGCCGTTCAGGTGTTCAACGCGGCCCTCGAGAAGCGCAACGGAGATGTTGTCGGACGTGTCGCCAACGGCGCCCCATTCCACGATCTTGCCGACGGTGGTATAGGTCAGCGCGGCAAAGCCGGTGCTGTCAATGGTGGCGGGGGTGGACGCGGAGACGGCGATAACCGCCCCGATGTAGGAATTTCCAGCAGCCATAGCAGGCTCCTTTCATGTTGATGAGGGGTGGTTACTTCTTCTTCGCGGCGGGTTCGGCCACAAACTCAGCCAACAGCGCGGCGTTTTCGGCGGCGGCGATGGCAAGCTGCGCGTCAGCTTCGGCTTGCGCCTTGGCTTCCTTGGTAGGCTCGATGACGCCCGCCGGGATGGTGACACCGCCCGGCAGGGTTTCAGCGTCGAACTCGACGGAGACTTGGCCGGATTTGGCCAGCCCGCCCAGCATCGGCGCGTTGTCGCCGCGCAAAACATCGTTCGGCACGATCAGCACGCCTTCGGCGGGAATGATGTGACCGGACGGCAGGGTGATTGCCCCGCCGGGGTTGGTGATTTTCGCCATGAGCGTTACTCCACGTTGCTGATCAGGATGGCTTGCAGGCCCGATCCCGAAGTGATGGTGATGGTGCCTTGCAGGTATGCCTTGACCGTATCCAGCGGGATGATCTTGGTTGTGCCTGCGGTGATGGACAGCGACGGCAGGCCGCCCGACACGCTGCGCCCGCCCAGACCTTCCACGGGATAGATGGTGCCAAACCCGCCGTCGATCACCGGCGTGATGGTGCCGCCGGTCGGATTGCGCAGGATCAGCAGTTGCCCGGTTCCGGTCGTATAGTTGAACGTGTCCGAAGATCCGATGGTCGTGACCGTTGCCTGCCTGGATGCGCCCACGTTGGAAGCCGAGTTGTTGGCGCGCGGCAGTTTCGTTTCTGTGATGATTGCCATAATGCCCTCAGTTGCTCAGGAAGTAGGCGGTCAGGCCGGTTCCAAGGGTGATGGTGTTGGTCGGCGACAGGTAGTGGCGGCAGTCGTCCAGGTTCACGATCCACCAGTTCCCGGCGGTGACGGCCACGGTGTTCAGGCCCGAGGCGAGCGAGTAGGACGTGCCCATGTCCGGCGCGATATAGTTGCCGGAAACGTTGTCGCCCTTGATCTGCGGCGTGATGGTGGATCCGGTCGAGTTGTAGAAGATCAGCAGTTGCCCGGTCCCTTGGGTGAAGGTGAAAGTGTCGGACGAGGTGAGCGTGTTCGGGACCATCGTGCGCTGGCCCGCGCCCTGCATTGTGGTAGCGGTCAAAGCTGCCATTGGTTTGCCCTTTCGAGGTGGGTTTCAACCCCGCTTGCGCAGGGCGTTTCGTGGTGTTTCCGAAGGTCAGGCGGCGCGATAATCCACGCGAACAGGGGTGCGCCAGTTCGCGCCGTCGCGGTATGCCTGCATGATGCGAGGCGGAGCAGTAACGACAACCTTGCCGCTGGCCGTGGTCAGGGTCAGCGCATAGGGAAACAGCGCCGCCACGGCCTCCGCGATGGCAAGCGCCGGGGTGGCGAAGGCGTCTCTGTCGCTGTTGACATAGACCATCATATAGCCGGGATAGACCGCACCGCCGCCGGCAATGGTCTGATCGTTCGGGGCCACCGGCACAAACTCGACTTGCAGGTAAGGCAGCGCCGGGGATGCGTCGTTGTTTTCCCAAGCGATGGTATAGCCCGAGGTGGCAAGCCGTTGACCGAGCGCGGTGGTGATTTCAGACTGGATCATTTATCTTTCACCTCGGCGGCCCTTTCGGCCACAAAACGCGGAAACTCTGCGGCGTTCTTCCCGACGAAATGCCGACCCGCCTGGTTATAGGTCCGCCCTAGGCTATCCGTCCCGACAAAACCTAGCTCGATCCTGTATGCGTATTCCATCGTCCAGGCGAATTGCAGCGTGTCGCCTAGTTCATATCCGGAGATTGCGGCCTCATAGCTTGCCTCGCCCGTCCCGACTACCGACCCATTTCGCCCGCTCACAAGGCTGTTTTGCAGGTCGCCAGTCTTGCCGATAGGCACTTTCCCCTCTTCAAAGGATGTTGCGCCCATCGTAATGCCGACCTGCGGCGTCTGCGCCGCCTCCACAACGTCCTGAATTGCCTGTTCCGCCACCCATTTCATTTTCGCCGCCGTCTTGACGGCGAATTGATCCAATGATGCAGCGAATGTCTTAGGTGCCATAGGTCAGTCCAGTTTAGAAAAGACGCGATAAATCGCCGTGCATCTGCAATTGATCGAATGCTTTGCCCCTCCTACCGGATCGTGCGGGTGTTTCATCTTCACGTCACCGAAATCGAAATATTCCCCGAAATTGATGACCTTGCCCTTTCCGTCCGTTCCGGCGCTGCCCATTGCAACATGATCGGCGCGCGGCTCCGTGCTTAAGTTGTGCTGCCAGCGCACCGTTGCCTTTTCCACCTTGCCGCTTGCGATAGCCTGCCGGATGCCCTCTTCTCGCCCCATAGCGATAGACACCGCTGCCTCATTTTTGGCGATGGTTTCGCCGCGAAGCTGCAACAGGCGGCTTTTGTATCCATCCACCACACGGTCAAGATCGGCTTGCGATAGCGGCTTTCCTTCCTTGATCGCCCGCTTGACCAGCTTATCAAGCGTCGTGTCGCGCCGCTTGCGCCGAAAGTATGACGCATCAAGCCGCGTCAATTCAGCGCGCGCCGAAATCACATAATCGGCCTGTTCAGCCGTCAAGCCGATAATCCCTCCGACCCGCTGCCCCGTCACGCGGTTTAGTCTTCCGACTAAATCCAGCGCCGCCGCGCGAGAAGGGCGGCCCGTCTGCACCGCGTCCAGCACGATCCGCCGCGTGGCGACCATCGTATCTTCGGCAATCCCCTGCACACGTTCCGCCGCGTATAGGCGGATGATGCCTTCCGCAGTCATGTGCCTGCCGTTGAAGCTGAAAACCCCTCTGACAAGCGCGGGCAGCGCAGCCTCCGTCAAAGCTCCGCCGCCCATGAAACCACCGCGCAATGACTCTTCCAAGCGCCAGAAATCGGCTTGATCAACGCGCAAGACCTGCGCCACGCCGTATAGGTCTTTCGCCTCTATAGCCTTGGCAAGTTCAGCGACGTTTACCCTGCCGACAATGCGCGCGATGGCATCGCGGAATGCCTTTTCTATCTCAGGCGCAAGCGTTTTAAGCAGATCATCAACAGCCCGTTGCTGCGATACGGTCAACCGTGCCATAGTCGTCTTTCCTAACAGGTGCGGCGATGGTTACGATCACAGAAGCATATGACCGAATGCACGCTGCGATTTTGCAGATCGGCCCGGAAGTCAAAGAATGGATGCGGGACAACACCTAGCGCCGCGCCTGGACCTCATACAAGACAGCCGCGCCGCCCGGTGCGGTCGGCGTGACATTGATAATCGCCAAAGTCTCGCCGCCGATGATCAGCCTATCGGCAACAGTCGGCACCACGTCAGAAGCCATCAGAATGCGCCGATCATCCGCCCGGATCAACGCCCCGTCGATATGGCGCAGGTCGTAAGTGTCCTGCATGATCGTAACAGCAACCGTCGCGCCAGGCGTCACCGCCGTTGCATCCCAAGGTGTTGCCGGCCCGGTGCTTGGCCGCTGCAACGTCGCGGCAAAACCGACTTCCGCCAGTGCCGCCGAAACATCGCTTGCAACCGCCGCCCAATCCTCAGCCATTCAAGCGCCTCCGTTCAATCGGCTTGCGCCCCGCCAGGCCCCGATATGCCGACAGCGACGGGCGATGGTTTTGAACCAGCGTAAACGACTCGACAAACGGCGCAACCCCAGTGATCGAAACCCCGCCGATCTGGATTTCAGCGACAACCCCGGCCATGACAGACGGCGCTTTGCCATCGATCACGGTCAAGCCATTGGCTGGCGTTCCTGCCCAGTTTGCAGCAGCAGCCGGGGCCAGCCCGATGATAACCGCGCCGCCCGTTCCAACTGCCGCCGATGCGCCAGTCGCCACAGATGGAGCAAGCCCCACAATCGTTGCCGCGCATGTGCCGACTTGCACCACCGCGCCAGTCTGAACCGTCGCCGCATAGCCCGCGATCACCGCCGCGCCCGTAGCCGGGGTGGCCGTTGCGTCAACCGCTGACGATACCGACACAGCCGGGGCCAAGCCCGCGATGGTCGCAGCGCCAAGCCCGGCAGATGCCGTTGCAGACGCCGCCAGAGCTGGCGCTAGGCCCGTTGCCGCGATGCTGCCAAGCCCCGGCGATGCGGTAGCCGAAGCCGCCACAGCAGGCGCAATCCCGGCCTCTGCGATAGCCCCCGTCGCTGGCGATGCAGACGCCCCGCGCGCAACGGTTGGCGCAAGCCCTGCTTCGGTGATAGCCCCAAAGCCCGGTGCGGATGTGATGCCCGCCGATGCAGTCGGGGCAAGCCCGGTGATCGTGGTTGCGCCGAGTGTCGGAGACGCAGATGCGCCACGGGCAACGACAGGCGCGAGGCCGGCAATCGTCGCAGCGCCTGCGCCCGGCGAAGCCGCAGCGTCCGCTGTGACGGTCGGCGCGTAGCCGGTGGCCGCAATCGCGCCGACGCCTGGCAGCGCAGTTGCCGCACCGCTGGACGCAGGCGCCCCATCGTCGCCAAGGGGGAGTGAGGCTAGTGGGCCGAACGCAAACATCGCCTACGCGCTCATGTCGCCTTCCACGCCACGACGGCGCGATCTGCAATGGTGCGGGCGATGCGCGTCAGCATATCCGCCCCTTCGAGGCGCGAAGCCGTCGCCTGGCCCGCCTCGTTGAATACGAGGCTCACATCCAGGACATCGCCACTGGCACAAAGGCCGGTGATTGCCGCCATGAAAGCCTGCTGCCGGATCGTCGCGTCTGTAACTGCCATGATCGCCCCTCAGAAAATCGCCGTGATCAGCACGAAGCCATCGCCGCCGCGCCCGCCAGCGCCGCCCGTCTGACCGGCGCCACCGCCACCGCCACCGCATCCGCGCGCGCCCCAGCCACCGTTGCCAGCCGCCCCGGCATCTCGGGTAGCCCCGCCAGCGCCGCCCGTGAAGCTCGGCGGCATCCAGATCTCGAACCCGTTGGTGCCGTCATACCCATTGGCGACAGTGCCGCCGGCCATACTCGGGACCAACCCTTGACCGATGATGCTGCCGCCGTTGAAATCGGTCGTGGTCGCAATACCCCCGCCACCGCCGCCGCCAGACGTGAAAATGTTCGACCCGCCCCATGTCGCGCCGCTGCCATTGGCACCCGTATGAGCGCCGCCCGCGCCGCCAGCTTGGCCGGCGATGCCGATGAATACACCGAGCGCCCCGTATGCCCCTGATGTGGCAATCCCACCGGCAGACCCCGCAGCCCCGGCCGCTCCCACAGCGCCATTGCCACCAGCACCGCCGCCGTTGGCGATCAGCAGGGTTTTTGAGACATGGTAGGCCCCGCCATCGACAGAAACGCCTGACCGGCCGCCGACCGTATTGGCCGCACCACCCGGCCCGCCTTGCACATAAAGCGTCGATGGAATGACCGCCGTGGGTATCCAAAGCCGAGAGATACCACCCGAGCCGCCGCCGCCGCCGCCGCCGCCAGCGGACCCCGCCGCCCGCGTGAAACCGTTGCCGCCGCCGCCGCCGCCACCGACGCAGAGGATAAGCAGCGCCACGGCGCCCACAGGCACCGAATAGGGCTGAAACACATCGGCGCTGAGACTGGTGGCGTCAAAGCGGCGCGTCTGCCCGGCTTCTTTCGGAAGGTAGTATGGGAAGGTCATTGATTTATCGCTCCCAGGACTGGCACGCCATCGTCCCAATAGTAGCCGCCGCCATAGTAGGACCGGATTGACCTGATCCCCCGCCGCCGCAGCCGCTTGATTGACGAGTCGACGGCGCGCAAGTCGTTGTCCTTCCCGCCGCCTTCGCAGGCCGCGTGCATGATCTGGTCGCGCGACCTCACCATGCCGGGGTGCTCGGCCAGATAGGCGACGATTTCAAATAGCACCGCCGAGAGCCGCACCGTCTCGCCGTCGCATGTGATCGTGCGCCGGCCCCGGTCGATCACGACGCGCCTGGTCATGGCAGCGCGTCCAGCGCCTCGCCCGTGACCGGCTGCATTTCGTAGACGGCCGGCAGTTCGACGGGCTGGCCAGAGGCGTCGACATAGCTGATGATCTGCGCGGTGACGATCTGCACCTGCCCCGCCTCGATCTTCTGATAGACCGTGACCGGCCCCGATCCGGTTTCATGGACCAGCATCTCGATATACGTCGCCATCAGTAATCACCCCCGATGCCAGTCACCGCGTAGCCACCTGAAACGGCCGTGCCGAGCGTCACGTTGATCTTGTAACCGGGCGGGATGGGCAGGTTCAGAGGCAGTTCATACCCCGCGATGGATGTGGTTTCGGAGTTTGTTGTCGCTGCCAGCGCCTGCTCGGCGATCAGGCAGTTGTTGGCCGCCGTGGCATTGGTGCTGCCGTTGTTCAGAAACACCCGCAGCACCGAGGCGACGTTGGTTCCGCGCGGGCGGATGATCAGCTTTTGCAGGTAAGAGCCATTGGTCGCATCAGCAGTGAACACGGTGTCCACAGTGCCAGTGCCATCCTTGGCCGTGTTTGCGGCGGTGATGCCGTTGGCCCATTCGACGTGGGCTTCTCGCGCGAAAATCGGAGACGTGTTTGCTGTCATGGGGTCGCATCAGAACAGGAAAGCGTTTTGGTTGAGCGCCACATCCATCCCAATGAGGTTCAGGATCGGCGCCAGATCGGCGGCGGCTGCGGTGATGTAGACCTGCGCAGAGCCGGAGAGGCTGATCAGCGATCCGGTGCTGCTCTGCTCCAGCGTCCGCGACAGCGTGGTGCCCGAGGACGTGTAGACGCCCGACCCGATCTCCCAGGCCGTGCCATCCTCGATCACATAGCGGACGGTCGCGCCATCGGTCACGCCCGCCGCCGCGAAGCTCTGATAGCCGCTGGCCGCCGACCCGAGCGTGACCGTGCCCGTGCCGGTGGTCGCGGTCGCCATTTTGGCGCGATCTGCGAACATCATCAGCTTGCCGTCAACGTGAATACGCCCGAGGCGTTGATGGTGATCGACAGCGTGCCAGATGTCGTGGAGATAGAGCCGCCGCCCGTCTCAAGGTCGCAGTAGCAAAGCAGGGCATCGGTCGATGCCAGCGCCCCGTTTGCGTCCGCGTCTTTGACAATCAGCGCATACTTCGCGGTGATGGTGCTGGAGGTCCAGGATTGATCGTCGCAGTCGAAAGTCACCACCAGCGACGAACGGTTGACTGTGCAGGTCAGCAGCTTGCCATGCGTCGAATAGCCCCCGCCGGCCGCAACCTCGTTGGCCGACACATCGGCCCACGTCGAGTGGGTGGCCTGGTTCGGCGTGTGGCTGGCCGTGACCAACACCATCCGAAAAGTATTGCTGTCGAGGTCCAGCGTGCCCTTTGCGATGGCCTCTGCCGCCGCGCCGTAAACTTTGA